CTACCATTTCCGGCGGGCATACAGCCCAGCAATCTTGGTCGCGCCCATGCCTGTGACGCTGCGGGTTTCAATCTCAGCGATAACCATGCGATCTGGCAGCGCCCATCGGGACGCTACGACCACTTTCGTGCGTTGCTCAAAGTCCCAGACGACACGCCAATCATATAGGCCATCCTCAACAAACCCGCCGCCTTCATACCCATAGCCTGGGATTGCCTCCCGGGTTTCAGGGTCGAGCAAACGAACCCGTGCAGACCCCATAGGCTCGGTTGCAGCGACAAGCTGTAGGAACTCATAATCCCCCGCATAGAAAGGCAAACTTTGGCGCGAAACGACCGTTCCCTCTGGGTCTGCAACCATGTTGGGAACAGCGCCGCGACCTCCGATGCCGCGCAGTGCTTCCATGTCGATACTGACATACCCCGCAAGGTAGTTTTGTGGACCGATATAGTTATCGCTTCCGTGCTGACCTTCCATGCCGTACCAAAACAGACGCCCATTGTTCGGCTCGATATAGCCTTGGTGGATGAAGCCGCTGCACCAATCACTATCGGGCGTGTCCACAATCAGCGGGTTGACCAGACGAAAGTTTTCTTGCCCCAATGCGCGGCATACCCAAAGAGACATTTGGCCGCGATTATGGCGGGACGCATCACCAGTTGGCTCCGTAATAGCAGATGTCGTGGCTGCGAGGTGCGCCGATTGGTAGTCACTCGAAACCATCGCAAAACAGCCTTCGCCAATATCAACGATGCTGACGATGTAGCTGTGATAAGCCCAGTTCGGTCGAGGCGTGAGGGGCATAGCCGTCTTGGTATCCCAGCGGCGCAACCCATCGATGCCTTGCTGCGCGGCCCTCACGATCCAGTGCTGCCGGACCTCCCGCTGACTACCATTGAGGCTTGACCAGCCGGGGCTGTTTGGCCGGACGACAACGTAAAAATAACCGTCGTATTTATTCCAAATGATGCACTTTCGTTCCCAGAAGGCCTCGGTCATTTCAAGGTTAAAGGAACCTGTTTGATTGCCAAACTCTCGATCTTCACGGGCGAAGCCGCTAGGTGCAATTTCGACAGGTACAGAGAACCAGCGGCTAGGGTCTTCGATTTGGTCGGTGACGAAAATGGCGTCTCGGATATCGCCGCCATCTGTTTCTTCGGTCAGAATTACATAACGAGCGTCAACCCAATCTTCTGCATGGTAGTCGTTGCCGATCCACATTCTCTGGGGCTGCGGCAGGTAGTCGATCCACTGAACAAAGGTACGCCCCGGTAGCACAAGGTTATTGACTGCGGAACCATCAACCCCCGCCTCGAATGCGTGGTAAGGCGTGCCGCCATCTGTATCGACAGTGACAGGCGTAGCGGTCACACCGCCATCCGCACTCTCCCAAAGCCCCGCGTAACGCTCAAGCCCCGTCGCGTTCCCTGAACCATCTCGCCCAGTGAAACGCGCTGTCGCGGGAACCATCACCATACGCAAGGGCTCAGCAGCATAACGGTAGTCTTGCACCCAACGACCAGACGCGATCCAAGCATAGGGCAGATCATCGTCCAAAGCTGTCGTCCAAGGAGACACGTTGGGATCTGCTGGCGCGGTGATGGTAGGCATATCCCCGTCAACAATGGTCAGGCTGGCATCAGGGTCCGCAGGGATGTATGCGGCTGTGCCGGCATTCACGTTGCCCGTTCGGGTGATCGCGCGGTTTGCGGCAGGCAGGCCGTTCGGGCCGAATGCCTCAACAGGGATAAACTGACGGTCGCGCTTGTCGTTAAGGAAGGTCTTGCGGTCCACATCAGCGGCCCACTCAGCAGAAAACTCCAACTCCTGCGGCTTAGGGTCTGCCCATGCGGCGAGTGTGAATAGGTCAAGATCGCGGGTGTTCGCGTCCACCACATCACTGCCGACGTGAAGGCTTTCTCCTGTATCGAATAGTACAGTCGTGTTCAGATCGTCAGAAACCAAGCTGAAAGAAATAGGCTGGCCCGCGTAGATGCCGGTAACTCTCGCATCAATGCTGGCAGAACCATCAAATTCAATGGCTACAACTTCGCGGACTGAAACCGCTGCGGGGCTGGGGAAGAACGTGGCACTCTCCCACCGCGTCACATCTGCGCCGGATACTTTCTGAACATAGGCAATGTAATTCCCCGCAGCGGTTCGCGCTACGCCCATCTCGCCAGTGGCCGAAGCCAACAAGGGGATGTCTTCGCCGTTGGTGGCTACAGGTGCGAACTTAGCAACAACAGCAACGCCTGTTTTATTAAGCACGCGCCCTGAGAAACCACCTTCGTCGCTTAAATCATACGCGCCGCCATCATCCATATTTAGATAACTGGCGCTGACATTGGCAGTCGAACCTGTCACCGGATCAGGCAAAGGCTCACCGCGAGAACCGCGCGTTGTGGTGCCAACACCGTTCGACACGAGGTCAGCACCAGCGCCCCGAATCCGAGCGATAACGCCAGACGTTTTCTGGACACCAGCAGCGTCATAATACTGGACGCGATTTGCTTCGGTACCACCATGGCTGCGGAACATGGTCGCAAGGCGGTCAGAAGCCCAATCTTCTGGCCCTGACGTGGTACGCAGTGCGCGGGCCTCCCGTGGAGGTGTTGCAGGCGTTATCGCCGTAATAGCAGCCTCTTTCGCAAAATCGTCGACGCGGTCGATGTAATCTTGTAGCGCATTGAGGTCTGACTGATCTGCCTTTCCCGCACCAACCGTTTCACCCAGCCAGACCCAGCGGCTCCACGCGTCGTTCCAGCTATAGAGACCTGCATTGGCCGTTGGCGCTCCGTCATAGCCATTTGCCGACGCTGCGCCATGGATGCCACTGTCAGACTCCGCGACAAGACCGCCCGTGCCGTCCTGCGCAGGCGTGACCAACAACAGGTCCGCACGGGTTTTCTTGGAGATGAGCCCCGATGTGAGGCGGCTGTCGATTTCGTCTATCGCATCTGAGACAGCCCCGCTACCCAGCAGCTGTTGGCTCAGGCTGTTCACGGTGATCCGCGAGGTCGAGCCGTCCTTGTTGCCGATGATTTCATCCAGCATGGATGCGGGATCGAGTGTTGTTGTTGCGATGCCATTGCCTGCCATTGAGGCCTCCTAGTAAATCGTGACTGTGAAGGGACCAGAGACCGGCCCCGCGATGTTTTCGTCGTTCTGGGGCTCAACCCAGTAATCCCATCCCCCGGCATCGACACAGGTAGCCGTCTCCACAAAGACGATGAGGTCGTCGATCGCGCCGTCGAATGCCGAGACAGCATCAATTGCGAATTCTGTGTTGCCACTGACTGCCGTTAAACGGTCTAGGAACAACCCGGCCGAGCTGACGGCATCGCCGCTCACGTCAGTCCCACCGGTCAGGCGCGGGGTGACTGTACCGGCAACGAAATCAGTGACGGTGAAGGCAGTGCGATACGTTTTGCCTGCGTCCAGGCTCAGCGCCTGAGAGAGCGCCCCGGCGGTGCCAGGGACGTGGGTCGCTTCACCACCTGCAATCGTCCAGCCATCTCCCGGCGTCCATCCCGTACCGGAATTGAAGGCGCTGTCGCTGATTAGATTGGCGCGTGTGCCGTCGCCGTCAATGTAGGAAACTGTTGAGCCAGCAGCGACGAGGATTGGCGAGCCAACTGCGTGGGTCTCACGGTCCAGAGGATTGCCAGCAGGGACGCGGTAGATCTGAATTTGGGATGGTGCACCCGCAGTCGGCACAGATATTGTTAGCGTTGCGTAGCCAAGTACGCCCATCACGGTGACGGCATCGCTAGCTAGGGCGGGTGGGATCGCAGGATCGTTGCCACCCACTATGATCGATGCGACGTCGGTGTAATCTCCCGGCGTGGTCGAGGCCAAGGCCCGCGCGCGAAGCTCAATCTGATCGCTTGCTGAATAGACGTCCAAGGACGCGCCAGCTGACGCTGCTGGGATGACGACCGTTGTCCAGGTGCTGGCCCCCTGAAGTCGATGATCCAGCTCAAATTCCGTGACGCCAGCCGTCGATCCGGTTCCGGGACGCAGGATAACTTCGAGGCCATCCGGATCCCCCGTCCCGGCGACACCGCTGGCGATTGAGACAAATACCGGAACTGCCGGGACCGCAGCTGCCAGATCAACCTCCGCGCCCACGCGGCCGTCCCATGTGGGTGGCTCTTCAGCATCTGTCAGAGTGTCGATTTCAGGCGCTGCAGCGACCATCAGGATGCGCGCCTGGAAGTCTTCTGCGGCCTCTATGCCTCTGACCCGCAAGGCAAGACTTTCTGTCGCGATCGGGCCAATGTGGATGGCCTCACCAACATTTGGCAGTGGTCCGGTACCTGTCAGCAGTAAAGCTCGGGAAGGCTCTGAGGACCCAGCAATCGCTCGCACAATTGAGACCCCGATGACGTCCTCCGGATCAGCAAACGTCCGGAAACGAACCCCAAAGCTTTCTCCTGCGACGACTTCCTCATCGATCTCGACCAGATTGCCGGAAATGGAGATGACACGCGCCGCCACGAGCATCCGGCTGAGCACGTCAAAGCTCCCCATTACCAGATCCCCGCGGGTAACGACGCGGGCGCGGCCAGACTGCATGGCAGAGAAGCTGTCTGCGCGATACTGCAGCTCATACATCCGGCGGCGCGCTTCAATCCAGATTTCATCCGGATCGGTCTTGCCGGGCAGCTCAATCGCTTCTGTCAGATTGACCGGGCCTTCGTGACCAGGCCAAGGCACAATACGCTCGGCTTGCACATAGTCGTTGGTTTCATCCAAGAACGTGATCCGCATGCCGTCGGGCGCATCGAAGTAGGATCGTGACCATTCGAACTGATCACTGTTGCGCGGGTTGATGTGGTCGATGACCAATGTCTCTGGCCGGTCGATCACGACACCCCATTTGATGCCATCATGGCGGGGCGTCGCACGGCCAGCAGCACAGATCGCGTTGAGCATCTCGCCCAAGGCTTCCTGCGTGTCATGAACACGATCGTATTTCAGGCCCTTTGACACACACCAGTCGTGCCAATCGGCGATCTGATCCATGTCGATCTCAGCGGTAGATGCCGGATATGGGTTCTGTGGACCCGTAAGCGCTGCGAGATAGGCCGTTGCCGGTGTCCTGCCGTATCCCAGCACCCACTCATCATCGACACGCACCTGTGCCTCGCGCTCGATCAGCGCGTTGAAGGCATTCAGAGGCCCGCTCAGCTGATAGGTTGCGCGCACGCGGATCGCTGCGAAGGCAACAGGCTTATCGAGGTTGATCGGATATTCGGGTCGGATCGACTGGACGGCAGACAGCACAACCTTGTCAGATACCTGCGTGCTGAGGTTGTCTTCGGAAAGACGGGTTACTTCGATCTGCCAGCGACCACGTGTCGGCAAAGTCCAGCTGTGCTGGCGAAGAAAGCTCTCCTGCTTTGCCGCGTTCACGTTCAGTGTCACGACATCCGTCCAGACACCGATACCGTTCAGCCGCGCCCTGATCCGAACCGAGACGTTGTACCCTTTCAAACGCCCTTTATCGTCTATTGAAAACAGCCCTCCTGGAAAGCCGAGAATGACAGAAGCACGCGCGGCATTGGTCGAGGTGAACCGAATGACGGGGGTCTCGATGCTGGGACCTGGTACGACTTCACCATCCACACCGCGCGGCAATGGCCGGACCAGCTCAGCCCCATCATTTTCCTGAAGAACCTGCTCCGGATAAAGTGTCAGCGGGCCGTCGCCTTCGCGGCCTTCCCGGATCTCGACATCGATGTCCTCAAAATCTTCGATCGACGTGTCGCCGATCCGCAGGTCGGAGATCCGCAACGGACCATATCCAAAGCAGAACAGCGCGCGGACATACTGATCATCACCGACCACTTCGGTGTAGGTCTGAGCCGCAAACGGAGGTGCATAGCGATGCTTGCCCACGGCGAAGGGAATGGGGGAACCGGGGCGCAGCTCGTTGCGCCATCCTTCAATCCGATAGACGTTCTTCTTCTCGAGCGCATCCGGCGTCTGGACCGGAATGAGTGCGTTGACCAGCAGCTGCCCCACAATGCTCAGACCGGCACCTACAAGTGCAATTCCGATTTTGCTGGTGACGCCAAGGAAGCCAGCAACAGCGGGGGCAAAGGCCAGCGCAGCGACGGACACGACTGCCAAGAGCACGGACCGCAAAGCGTTCTTGCCAGGGATTGTTCTGATCACCACATGCGTTCCCGCAGTCGGTCTCATCTGCGACCAGTATTTCTCCTCAGCAACGGACGCGCCACGGTCATTGACCAAGATCACGCGCAACAGTCCGGATGCCGGACGGGCATGCGGCAAAGCCTGCGTGACAATTTCGTCGATCGTCAGCCCAGGTGGCACGTCAAGCGATACCCGCGCCATACCGGGATCGAAGAGCGGTGCTGCCATCACCGAGACGTTTGAAGCGCTCATGAAGCCTCCTTCAAACCGGCTGTAAACCGGAATATTCCTGCAAGGCGACGGTGCCAGCGGGGCGAGAGGTAGTCCTCATGCTTGGCCTGATCTTCGGTTGCCATGTGCAGCATCACGCCGGGCCGCACGTAGATCCCCACGTGGCTCTCAAGACGGCCATGCCGAAACAGCAGGAGATCGAACGCGATCGGCTCTTCGACAACCGACCAGATCGATGTGGCGGTCTCTTTCCCGATCAGGGATGCGACCTCTGCCTGCTCCTCGGCGCTAACGTATCCATCCCGATAGTCGGGCAGAGTCAGACCAAGTTCCGCCTGATAGACGACCTTGGCCAGCCCCCAGCAATCGCATCCGGTGACAGACCGGCCGAGGTCCTGGTAAGGGATGCCGACATATGTGTTTGACCAGCTCATCGAAACAGTCCCGGAAAGCGGTCTTTGGTAAAGCGGTCCATGGGGACGCTTTCTTCTTCGACCGGCGCACGGCTCACCTGAAGGCTGACCGAACCCGCGTTACCATCAGCCGCGACCATCACCATCCCGCGAAATTCCACCTCAACGAGATCCGGAGACCCTGCCAGGACAACGGCCATATGGACGGTCGGACGGTCGGTAAAAGAACGAAGCAGCGCGGCGATGTCGCTGTCCACATTCTCAACCACAATGTTGGCGGCCGCCGGGGCATCTTCCAGATCGCTTGGAACATCCGTCGACGCGAGAATGAACAGAAAGGGCTCATTGGCTGGGTCACTGTCCATCCAGGTGGAGCGCGTCCCATACATCAACGGGTCAACCCAAAGCCGCTCGGTCGGATCCGTCGAAAGACGGACAGGTGCGTCAAGCTCCGGATGCTCGATCATGATCAGCGCGATCTCGATCTCGGCCGTGGAGGGGGCGTCAAACGCCGTGCGCGCGTTCAGGGAGACCCGTCTCATGGCATCACCGTCACGGAAAACGCGATGACGAACCGGATGCCCCGGATGCTTTGCACCGGCGTCTCTTCTCCGAAAAGGCAGAGCCATTGGGCCGACAGCAGGATTGGAAGGCCGTCGTTGGTCAGCAAAGGGTTGCCGGAAGCGTCAAGCAATGGCCAGCCATCGGTCATGGGATCGGGCATCCAGAAGGGCAAGCTGCCGAACTTCGTCTCAAACTCATAGAACCGGTCGAAGACGGCCTTCAGGCTGCGCGGCACGTCGATCGACAAAGTGACCGTACGGGCGACACTGGACCAGCGTCTTCGATAGCCGGGGGGCCCTGTCTCGGTCGGCTTGCGAAGACGGGGATCGTTGATCTGGACCTGAAGGTCTTCCCGCTGGGGTCTGGGCAGGTCGATTGGCCATGTCGGAACGCTCATCTCAGCGCCCCTTTTTGCCGCAGACCGTACCGGTTGCTCAGCACCCGCTTGGCACCGCCGCCGGACTGGGTCATTGCGTCGCCGACTGCGTCTGCCAGGACAAGCTTGGTGCTGCGTCGCCCTTGACTGTCAACACTCTCCTGACGGGTTTGTGTGATCGAGGCGCTCGAGTGGTTCTCGATGGTGATCTGCGGGCGCATGTCGATGCCACCGAACCCACCGGATGGGCCGCCAATCTGCCCGCCGTTTGCAAATCCGGGAATGTCAGCCCCGGCATTGATCATCTCCAACAGTGTCCGGTTTTTCGCCGTCGCTTTGGCATTGACCATGTATTCGCCGGGGGACCCCCAGAGCGGCACCTGATCCGACTTTCCGCCGCCGCGACCATAGACCATACCGCCGACGGCAAGCTTTTGACCTGCTGGCTTTTGACCGGGGAAAATGGCACCGAGGGCCAGATCAATCAGGCCACCGCCGCCTGACGTCCCGAAGAGTTGAGCCAACGGGCCTTCCCCCAACAGGAGCGCCTGAAACGCCATGTCCTGGATCTTGCCTGATAGCGTGTCCAGTACACCGCCAAGATCGCCACCGCTGCGACGCAGATCCTCAAAGGTGCCATGGGCGATGTCACGGTAGCTGTCCCACGCTGCCTTCTGCTCATCGACGGCGGTCTTCTCGCGGTTGCGGGTCGCGATCAGTTCGCTGATCTTGGCCCGTTCGGCTTCAGTTGCGCCGGCAAGTTTTTCGCGGTGGCGCAGCATCTCTTGCTGAACCGGGTCGGTCTCGCGCAAAATCGCCAGCTCGTCTTCCAGACCGCTGATCAGGTCCGTGACGGCTTCCCGCTCTTTCTTGAGAGCATTGGCCGCACTGCCGCCACCGCCTCCGGAGCGCGTCTTATTGACAATGGGGTTGTTGTTCGCGTCCAGGCGGGGACCGGTATAAACGAAGCGGCCGTCGGTCTTGTCGGTCTCACCTCGGCGCGCGCGTACCTCAGCCATCCCGTCGCCGCGCCCACTGTAGACAGCACCGGCCTGCATGTTTTGCAGCGACAGCGCCTCGTTCAACGCAATCCCGAGGTTTTGGGCAAGGGCTGCGGCTTGTGCCACCGCCGGGGAAATGCCTGCCGCGATATCTACGAGCGAGAGAGCGTTGGCCGCGTCCCAGGCAGCCATGATGGCATCTCTCAAGGACTGCGACATATCCGCAGTCAGCCGTGTCCGCTCAAATATCTCTCGCTCTGCAGCGATCCGTGCTTCAGCCACCTGGCGGCTGTTCGCTCCATAGCGTGCAACAAGTGCTTGGACTTCAGCTTGCTGGGTCAGTTGATCAAGAAGAGCCTGACCCTGTGAGGCGGCAGTATCAGAAGC